TCATAATGGCGTTCTTACAAACTTTATGAGTTTAAGAACTCACTATCAGTTTAATGCTCTTGATGTAAATCTTGACAGTAAACTTTTCTTTGAAGCGTTAGATTCTTTTGAAGATTATAGAGTATTAGAGCAATATGATGGTTCAGCAGCTTTATTATTTACTCAGGTAGATGATAAGAACAATACTTTATATGCTTATAGAGATGATGAGAGACCTTTATTTAGAGGTAGACTTAAAACTACTGAAGGAGATGGTCTTTACTTATGTTCTTTAGAAGCAGGGTTAGAAGCAATTGGATGTACTAAAATCAAATCTTTGCCTAAGAATACTTTGTATACTATTGAGGCAGGTGAGATTATTAAGACTCAACCTATTAAAAGGAAGCCTTATTCAGTAGCTAACACTCATAAAACTAATACTAGTAAAAAACATAAAAGTAGTAAAACTACTACTACTCATAGTAGAGAGAAAGAAACTCCTGCTAATAGTAGTTTAGAATTACCTCAATATGTTAAGGATCAAAAGAGAGAAGACGCTTTAAAACGCTCTAATGCTATTGTAGGAGCAAGCACTGAGAAGCATACATATACTGATGATATTATGAAAATTAAGAAAAGAGAAATTAGAGACAGTTTCTCTAAAAAGGATAAAAATCAGGTAATGTGGACTATCAATGTTTATGATGATAATACTACAGAGAAATATAGAACTCATCCAATTAAATTTAGTAAGAAAATTGACGAGAACTATGTTTATGATCCTACTAGAGATTTATATCTACATATCTCATACTTTGATGATGGTAGTTATTATGAAGTGAAAATTCAAGAGCCTCATAAGGTAGAACAGATTACTGTTAGCCCTGAGAAACCTTCTGAAGATGAACAAATTGCAGATGAAGGTGTTGCTGCATATGATTTCTTGAATTGTGTGTCAAGTTGGTATGGAATGTTAGACGAGTATAAAACAGAATTCAAACAACAAGCTGAATGGCATGGATATAAAGAAGGAGATTACAAACGACTTGAGGAAGTCCTCAGCAATATGGAGGAGCTTATGTCGTATATTGTGGCACCTGCTGATGCCTAAAAATAAAGAACATAAGATGGGAATGATTAGTATAGGAGGAAATTCTTACTCCAAAAATGATCCAAAGATAGTAAAAGATCCTTACTCTGGAGAATACGTCTTAAAGAAGAATATTTCAGGTATTATCGTTGATGTTAAAAATGGTGAGCCTGTAGAGATATATTCAAGTTCTAGTTCTAATTTATTAGGTCTTTTAATGAATAGTGGTCATTTAAGTGCTTATCAAGAGTACTTAATCAAGAGTATAGGGTATGGTCATCAACATATACTTTACACTATTTATAAAAAAGAATCTGGAAAAGTTTATATTCTTAATAAAAAGATTGCTAAAGAGTTAGGATACACTTTATGTGGTATTGATGGTTACCCTCAATACGTTAAAGATGATCTTAGTAGCAAACTTGGATTTAAGCCTTATTCTGGAAAGAGAAGAAGCCCTATTAAAAATGTAGGGAGAAGTTATGCCCATAAAACTAGCAATAAAACGTTAGATAATAAATTAGGCTTAGATTCTCCTAGTTATAGAGGTACTAATGGTCTACAATACACTTTTGGTGTAGAACTAGAAACCAGTAGTGGTGCTATTCCTGAGATTACTTTATTTAATGAAGAATTAAATGTTAAAAGTACTCATGATGGTTCTATAAGTGGTACAGAATATGTAACAGGGGTTCTTAAAGGAGATACTGGACTAAAGCAAGTATATGATTTAGTTAAACTTTTAAATGATCATACTTCAATTGATAGCAAATGTGGAATGCATGTGCATATTGGTGGAGCTATTTTCAATAAAGAGTTTAATGTTTTTGCTTATATATTAGCAGAAAAGTCTCAAGACAGTATTTTTTCAATGCTTCCTAAGAGTAGAAAAACTAATAGGTATTGTGGAGTTTTGCCTAAAAAGAAACTTCAACAGATTATTAACAAGTATGGTAATTCCAGAAGTTGGGAATATGGTGTTGAAGTAGCTTATGACAAGCTTTATGAAGCAATGACTTATGGTAAGAAACTGAGTAAGAATCATAATAAAAAATTAAATCACCATTTTGGTAGATATTGTGGACAATACAATAGTATACCTATGGAAAAGATTCTCAGATACAAATGGTTAAACTTTATCCCTTGTAACTTTAATGTTAGAGGAGGAGGTTTAAGTGGTAGAAGAGACAATCATAAACATAATCAAGGTATTCATACCTTAGAATTTAGAAATCATTCAGGTACTCTTAATTATGAAAAAATTAAGAACTGGATTTTAATCTGTATGGCTTTTGTGTATTATGTAGAGAATCATAAAAAAGCAATTCTTGATAATAAAGTAATAACAGTTGAACAAATTGTTAAAGCTGCTTATGGAGAAGATGCTGATTCTTTAATTGCATACATCAAAGAAAGAAGAGAGAAATTTAGTGGGGATGATTTAGATCCTAAGAGTGAATATGTTACTGAGAAAATTGGTGATAAAAGTTTAAAAGATATAATATGTGTATAGTAATAGCAAAAGAAGCAGGAGTTCCTTTTAGCCAGGATGAGCTTGAATCTGCTGTAAACTGTGCTGTGAAAAGAAATTCTCATGGTTCAGGATACGCGCTTAAAAGAGCAGGCTCTTCTGAAATTAAAGTTGCAAAGGGATTTTTGTATTCAGAAGTGTTATTAGAGCATATTGCTGATTTAGATGTGCAAGATGGGGATGAACTCATGGTACATTTAAGATATGCAACTGCAGGGAAAAAGGGCACCTTAGGGTGTCACCCTTATGTTGTAAGTGAAGATGATGAAGTGATACAGCAAGATGATGCAATAATTACTGATAATCCAGTATTTAGTCATAATGGAACTTTTTACGACTTTATAGAGAGAACTTCTGATTTTTCAGATACCTATAATCTTGGTAAAGAGTTTTTGGCTAAAGAAGGAGTAATAGAGTCTTTAATACTTATAAGGGATACTTCTCCTGATGTGTTTAAGAGTATTATTACATTTAATAAACTAGCTATTATGTTTCCTGATGCTGATAAGCCTATGGAACTATTTGGAGAGTTTATTACAACTTCAGGTTATTTCAATTACTCTAATTATTATTTTGAGAACCAATACAATGGTAAAATACCAAAGCATAGGGGGAATACACACTCAAATAGGCATAGTCATAGTAATCCTGCTGATGATTATTATGGAGATTATCCTAGCCCTAGGCAAAGTAATGGTTATTGGAACTCAATAGAGCAAGAATGGGAAGAATTTGATGAAGATAATGAAGCTCATCAAGTGGACTTTAATTGCATGCATGGGCATATGAGTGTGCCTTTTAACAAAGCTACGTCAGTAATGCAACATCTTAATGAAGTTTACGAAGGTAAGAAACCTGCTGTTATAGGTTTCAAACAAGCTGAAAAACAAATGACTTCTAATTATGATTAAATTAAATTAATGATAATGAATATAGATGGAGGTCTTTCTTATGGAAAGATTAGCGATGAAGATATTCACATAGCAGTTGGATTATTACAAGATGATCCAGAAGTTTTATTGAATATCAATGACCCAGTAATAGCTGCAAGAGTTATTAGTCAAGAATTTGAATGCATTTGTACTGCAGCTCAAATTATAAATTACCTTGATCCTACACTAGAAGAGATAGAGTTGGATTATAAGTTAATTTATGAAAATTGCGTAGAATGAGTTATGAATTTGAAAATGAAGAGGACGAGTGCTTAGAATGTTTTGATACAGGAGAGCACTTTAATGGTAAATCTATGATTTACTGTACTTGTCCTGTGGGAACAAAGTTAAAAAATAAAAAAGAAGGAGGTAATAGTGCAGGTGACAATGAAGTGGAAAAACCTGCTAAAGAACCAAATAAACCCTTCTGAGTATTTCTTACTACATGCTATAGCTAGTAATAATGCAGATTATGAAGATATGATGCGTGATTATTACTATGTTGAAGTATTAAGAGAATTACAAAAGAAAGGATTTGTGACTATTGTAGGTAAACTATATACAGGCACAAAAATATCACAAATACTACTACAACCTAAAGCTGTTAAATTATTTCTAGTTAGAAATAAAAGCTCTGTAAAGAAAGAAGTTGCTACTTGGATACAAGAGTATAGGAACCTCTTTCCTAAGGGCTTAAACAGCCTTGGGTACCCTTATAAAGGGGATAAAAATGGTTGTATAGATAAGATGGCTACATTTATACTTAATAATCCTGAATACACTAAAGATTTAATACTAAAAGTTACTAACTTTTATATTGATGAAAAGAAAAAGGATAATTTTGATTATATGAAACAGGCGCATTACTTTATTGAAAAAGATAGAGTAAGCTCCTTAGCCGCTTATTGTGAACAATTTGGTGAAGAAGGTTTAGAAACTAGTGGAGATAATATGATAAATTTTTAAACAAGTAAATTGAGTTATTCGGAAGAGATTAAGGCTGAAGTTGAAAAGGGTCTTAAAGGAGAAGTTACTACTATTCCTATCACTCACAAGAAACTCGGAGAACATATTACCATTGGAAAACAATTATATACACTCATAGGAGGTAATAGTGGGACTGGAAAGACTGGTTTTACTGATTACACTTATGTACTAAGTGCATATGATTGGTATATGAAAAATAAAGACAAAACCAATATTGAGCTTGAAATTATTTATAGATCTATGGAAAGGTCTAGAGTACACAAGCTTGGTAAATGGCTTTGTATGAAGCTATATCAAGATTATGGCTATCTGTTAGATGTCCCTACTATTTATCAATGGGGAGTCAGAAAAAGTAAAGTGTCGCAAGAACTATATGAGAAAATAACAGAGACATTAGACTACTTCGATGAAATGGAAGATGTAGTTAAGATAATAGATGGTGCTGAGAATCCTACTGGGGTTTTCAACCAATTAAGAGGTGTAGCAGATTCTAATGGTAAAGTTGTACAAAAATCAGAATTTGAAAAAGAGTATATACCCAATAACCCTAATAAGATTACACAAGTTGTGCTTGATCACATAGGGAAATTAACGAGAGAAAGAGGGTATACAAAAAAAGAGAATATTGATAAAATGTCTGAGTATTTAGGCATTTCTAGAGACTTTTATGGGTTTTCACCTGTAGTAGTTTCACAGTTTAATAGGAGTTTATCTGACTCACAGAGAGCCAGAAATAAAGAATTAACTCCTGATCCTGATGACTTCAAGGATACTGGTAATTTATATGAAGATTGTGATATTGCATTAGCATTATTTAATCCCTATAAGTTTAAGGTATTTAATCATATGGATTATGATATCAAAAGACTCATTAATTCTAATGGTTATAATAGGTTTAGATCTATTACAGCCTTAAAGAATTCATGGGGTATTGATGATTTCAGGATAGGTTATGCTTTCCTAGGTGAGATAGGATTGTTTAGAGAATTACCTAAAGCTGAAGAGATGACTGATAAAATGTATAGTGATTTAAGGAATGTAGGTACGTGAGAAAAGAAAAGTGAAGAATGAATACCTATAAGTAATGAGTGAAGAAGTAGGTTTAGAATTACCTAAAGAAAAAATAAAAATAGAGAATAGAAATCCCAGAACCTTTGTGCTGTATTCACAGCCTAAAATAGGGAAAACAACTGCACTGTCAGAGTTAGATAACTGTTTGATAGTGGATTTGGAAGATGGGAGTAGTTTTGTTGAGGCTTTGAAGATTAAAGTTAATAATGTTAAGGAACTTTATCAAGTAGGAGAAAAGATAAAAGAGGCTGGCAAGCCTTATAAGTATGTAGCAATTGATACCATGACTAAGTTAGAAGATTGGTGTGAAGAGGCTGCTACAAATGCATATAAAGCAGATCCAAAAGGACGAAGATTTACAGGCAAATCTGTGTTAGAACTACCAAATGGTGCAGGATATCTATGGCTTAGACAAGCGTATAGGAAATGGCTATCTTACATTAAGGGGTTATCAGAGCATGTAATTCTAGTATGTCATGTAAAGGACAAACTTATTGATAAAAACGGTGCAGAAGTTTCTGCAAAAGACTTGGATTTAACTGGTAAGATCAGGAATATCACAAGTGCTGATGCAGATGCAATAGGTTACCTTTATAGACAAGAGGATAAGCTTATGATCAACTTTCAGGCTAAAGAAGAATTAGTGTGTGGAAGTAGATGTGAACATTTAAGAGGTCAAAATTTTGAATTTGACTGGAACAAAATATATATAGATTAATTATGATTACAACTAAAGGAGTAGAGAATAATAGTGGGAATGAAAAAAGGGTTAGTAAGTTTATTAGCCCAGGGATTGGAGAGTATAAAATTAGTGGTATTGTAGGAGTTACTTCAAATAGTAAAGGAACCCCTGGAATTAAGTTACTTTTTGAATCTCGACCTTTAGAGGCTCTTGATGGGGAGCCACAAACAGCTGAAGCAGATTTATGGTTATCAGAAGGAGCAAAGCCTTATACTTTGTCTAGATTAACTGATATCGCAAATGCATATGGAGTTAAAGAGCAACTTGATAGTATTGAGGCTCCAACTCATGATGCTTATGCTGAAGCTATTTACCCTATTATTGGGAATAAGTTTGCCAGATATAAATTTACTGGTGAAGAGATTGAGGGAGAAAAAGGAAACTGGTTTAAAGCAGTATTACCTTTGCGCTACTTTGTAGAGAGCTTAGATGTTACTGAAGAATCTAGTAGACTTAAATTTGATCCAAGTAATGAGTATGACATGGTGAAATTACCAAGTCCTGACATGGATGAAATGATTGAGAATTCAACAGAGAACGCAAGTACTAATGACTTGCCTTTCTAAGTAAAAAATAAATAAAATAATAAGGCTGGGTGTAAAAGCTCAGCCTTTTACTAAGTATGATTAGTACTAAAGATTTTGATGAATTATCTGAAGAGAATATCTTCAATAGAATCTCGGGTTATGATATATTTAGATATTATGTTACAAATTTTCAGAAAGTAAGTAAACATTTTTGTAGTGATTTAAGAAATGATAGAACTCCTAGTGCTATTATCACTTATTATGATGATAAGTTTTGGTATAAGGATTTTGTTAGGAAAGAGCATAAATTTAGCCCTGTAGGCTATGTTATGTATAAGCATAGTTTAAATTACTATGAAGCATTGAAAATGATTAATAATGATTTTCATTTAAGACTAGGTACACAGCTGTATAGACCTATTAAAAGGACTGATGCACCTGCTACACATGACATTTCACATTTACTTTCTAAAAAAGATAATGCTGTAATTAATATTGTCTCTAAGAAATATAATGGTAAGTCTAAGGCTTACTGGATGCAATATCATATAAAGCAAAAGACTTTAGACTTCTTTAGAGTAAAACCTTTATTAGGTTTCTACATTGATAAGAAATTCTTTAGGGTAGGTAAAAATAGGTTAGCCTATGCTTACTGTTTTGGTAACTATAAATATAAAATTTTACAACCCTACGATAAAACCACTAAGTGGTTAAGTAATACTAGCACTAACATTATTCAAGGATACCAACAACTGCCTAAAACAGGTGATTTATTATTTATAACATCAAGTCTTAAAGATGTTATGGTATTATATGAGTTAGGATACACTGCAATTGCACCTATTTCAGAGGTGGCAGAAATACCTCAAAGTGTAATTGAAGAGCTTAGAAAAAGATTTAAAGAAATTATTGTATTTTATGACAATGATTCAACAGGAATAGAAAGAGCTGATAATTTAAAAGTTCAATATGGACTAGAGTCTGTTTTTATCCCTAAAACATTTATAAACAAAAACACAAAAGAACCTTTAAAAGACCCTTCAGACTTTTGTAAGCAAGAAGGAACTTTAGAGACAAGGTGTTTAATTGACAGTTTATTATGAATTGGTTAGACCATATGAAGGGTAATAGAAGATACCCAAAATCTTCTTTAGAAACAATGATTACAGAATTAAAAAAGTAATATGAGTAAAGCAGAAGAAATAGCAGCAAATAATAATGCTGCTGGACAGTTGAATGATACTGTTAAAGTGCCTCACCCTGATGGTGGACATGTTGTCTTTAGTAGGATGACAGAGAGGCAAAAAGATGTGTTACATATGTATAACGCATTAAATAGAAAGAAAGAAAGAAAAGCAAAAAGCTAATGAACTTTAGGAGAAAAAAAGGCTCCACTAATAAGAAAGTTAGAAACGCGACAGAAAATATAGAAGATGGTATTAAATTCAGGTCAAAACTTGAGACATATACCTATAGAAGATTAAGAGAAGCTGGTATTAGCTCTGAGTATGAAGCTCATAGATACAACCTAGTGGAAAAATTTGCCTATACTTCACCTTGTTATGAATCTCACAAGATTAAGGGGGAGAAGGTCTTTACAGAAGTCTCTAATAACGTTAGAGCTATTACTTATACACCAGATTTCGTTAACACAAAAGATAAATGGGTTATTGAAGTTAAGGGGTATGCAAATGATACATTTCCACTTAAATGGAAAATGTTCAAAAACTTAATGAAGGATAAAGGTTATACCTTATACCTACCTAGCACACAAAAACAAGTGCGGGATACCATTGAGATAATTAAAAATATGCATTATGAGGAAAAGATTGCTGATAGCGAGCTTACTCCTTAGTATATTAAACGCAAATGCTAAGGAACTAACTATCTCTAATGTTAAAGCAGAGATATTAGTTAATAATATCAAGTTTCCTGAAATTGTCTTAAGACAAGCTATAGAGGAGACTGGATGGTTGAAGTGCACAAAATGCTCTAGAGATAAGAATAATCTATTTGGATTAACTAAAAGAACTTATGTTAATGGAGTAAAAGTGACTTCATTTCAGTCATTTAAGACATGGGAGGAAAGTGTCTTAGCGTATAAAAAATGGCAAGATAAATGGTACAAAGGCGGAGATTATTATGATTTCTTAAATTGTATATATAAGGGAAGAAAAGGGGATTGTAAGCGCTATGCGACTAGCAAAACCTATACCTCTGACCTTAGAAGTCTTAGGATTAATTATGATTTATACTGATGAATTTAAAATGAAGTGTTTTAACACTTATAGATTCACAGGTAGATTGGTTAAACTAATGAAGGCGATGGAAGCTGGTAAACATACTGTTGTTCGGTATATTTTAGAAGAGCAGCTTGAGGACAGGCATTTATACCTTCCTTTAAATCAAACTAAAGGTGAATACATCGTAAAGAAAGAAAGAAAAAACGCCTATGAAAGTAGGCTAGAAATATACTCCGAGTTTATGGAGAAATTAAATAATCATTTAGACAATGAAGGAGCAAGAGTACTTCAAGAGAATTGATTATATTAGTAATAGTATGTTAGGGTGGTTGTCAAGATCACCCTCATATTACCAATATAAAATTGATAGTCATGAAGGAAAGAGAAGCTCTTATATGGATTTAGGAACTATGGTGCATTTAGCATTATTAGAACCTGATTTATATATTGTTTCTCATTGTGAAAGACCTAATGGAATGTTAGGAGAGTTTATTGATAAATATCTTTTTCTTGATAGATTGGAAGAGGATGACAGACTTAAAATAGCATACGAAGAATCAGGATTTAAACTTAGTTACGAAGCTGTAATTAAGAAGTTCAATCAGAAAAGTGTACAAGCTTATATTGAAGAGAGATCAACTCACGGTGACAAGATCTTTATTGATAGAGCTACTAAATATAAAGTAGATAAAGCTGTACAGGCTGTATTAGAAGATGAACTTGCATATAAGCTATTAGATCCAGAACTTAATGCTTATAGTGAATTAGAAATTTATTGGGAAGACTCAATTAAGAGAAAGTCAAAAATTGATAGACTGGTTATAGATGTTGAGAATAAAGTAGCTACAAATGTAGATTTAAAAACTACTTCATCAAATGTCTTTGACCTTCCTATAATGAAAGAAGGGACTGGAAATGTCCTAAATGATTATATATTTAGAGGCTTTATGGCTTCTTATGTGAAATATAAATACTATAGACAACAAGCTTATTATGATGATGCTATAAGATATTGGCTAGAAGAAAAATTTAGAAATTCTAGTGAATGGACTATAGAGCATAAAATAATTGCAGTTGAGACCTCTGCACCTTTTGACTGCGCAGTTTATAGTTTTTCAGATAAGTGGATTAAAGCTGGAAAGAGAGAAGTTGAGAATTTAATCGCAAGATTAAAGTGGCATAAAGAAACAAATTACTGGAATAAACCTAAAGATTATGAAGTTGAAGGTTTGAAGGTGTAGCTAGATTATATATGACTAATGTGGAATTTGACGTTAGAGGAGATAAGAATAGGTCATATACTTACATATTACCCTTAACAGGGGTAAGTATTGGAGAATATAAAAATCTGCTTCAATGTTTTGTAGGAGATAAAAATAAACCAGAGCTGAAGAATAAGATATTCTTATTAACAGAGAAAAGTAAAGAGGCTTGGTTTGAATATTATGATAAGACTATACAAGATCATTTACTGTATGAAACAGAATATGATTGTGATGATTATCACAAAATGTATGTCTTTGATATACCAGAAAAATATAGAAAGAATTATTTTAAGTTCTTAAATGGGCAGTATTCACAGTTTGATGATGCTTATAAGAGACATGTTCTAAGTTTTCATGGTATAACCAACAGAAGTGAAGTAGGTAAAGTTTTGTATAGGGCTGAATCTAAATACAAAGAGTGGGAGAAAAAGCTTGATATCACTATTGATAGAGGGCAAGAGATAGGCAGTATGCCTATAATGAAAGAGGAGATTTATTGCGATGCAATGAAAGTATTTAAAGAGAAAAATTCAGTGGATGGAGAAAGGAGCACTAGCGCTCAGTGATGTTATACATCACAACAAATATGCTAAATATTTAGCAGACTTAAAAAGAAGAGAAACATATGAAGAGACTGTAGACAGGTATATAAATATGATGACAGAAAGATATCCAGATTTATCTGATAGTATCAAACTGTTTTCAGAGTCTATTTACAAGAGAGAAATATTACCTTCCATGAGAGCCCTGCAATTTGCAGGAGAGGCAGTGAACAAAAATGAGTCAAGGATTTATAATTGTTCATTTCTTCCTATAGATGATTATAGGGCTTTTTCAGAAGTGATGTTTTTATTATTAGGTGGTACAGGAGTAGGATTTTCTGTACAACAACACCATGTGGATAGGCTCCCTGAAATAAGGAAACCTCAAGCACAGCAAAAATATGTAATTGCTGATAGTATAGAAGGATGGGCAGATGCTGTAAAGCATTTGATGAAAGCTTATTTTGGTAAGCGTGAAACCAAGCCAAGATTTGATTATTCTTCTATTAGAGCAAAAGGTGAGAGACTTAAAACAGCTGGTGGTAAAGCACCAGGCCCAGAACCTTTAAAGACTTGTCTGTTTAATATAGAAACTATATTAGAAAGAAAGGAAGAGGGAGATAAGTTAAACACTGTAGAAGTTTATGATATTGTATGTCATATTGCAAACGCTGTATTAGCAGGCGGCATTCGTAGAGCTGCACTAATAGCTTTATTTTCGCCAGATGATGAAGCAATGCTTAGTTGCAAGGCAGGTAAATATTGGGACTTAAACCCTCAGAGAGGGAGAGCTAATAACTCAGCAGTTCTATTAAGAAGTAAAGAAGAGCTAAAAGAAGATTTTGAAAGAATATTCAAAATAACTGAGAAAAACAAAACAGGAGAGCCTGGAATTTATTTTACTAATGACTTGGAGTGGGGAACCAATCCTTGTGCAGAAATAGGTTTAAGAGCTTTCCAATTCTGTAATTTATGTGAGATTAATGTGTCGGATGTTAAGACTCAAACTGAGTTAGATAAGCGAGTGATCGCAGCTACTTTTTTTGGAACATTACAAGCAGGATTTACAGATTTTCATTATTTAAGACCTATATGGTCAAGAACTACTAAAAAAGATGCATTAGTAGGGATAGGTATGACAGGTATTGCTGATGGCAATGCTGCAGATTTAGATTTGACTTTGTCAGCTAAAATAGCAGTTGAGACAAATACAATGGTTGCAAAAGAGATTGGCATCAATCCAGCAGCTAGGGTAACCACAGTAAAACCTGCAGGTACAACAAGTACATTGCTAGGAACCTCATCAGGTATCCATACAAGGCATTCTGATTATTACATCAGAAATGTGCAATGTGCAATAGGAGATGATTTATATAGACATTTTTCAGAACACCATCCTGCTCTAATAAAAGAGATGGATGACCAACCAGGATCTGCAGTAATAGGATTTCCTGTAAAGTCACCAGAGGGAGCAATAACTCGGGAAGGTGAAACAGCAATTGAGTTTTTAAACAGAGTTGCTGTGTTCAACACACAGTGGGTAGCTGGAGGACATGTTAGTGGTCCAAACACTAATAATGTGTCAGCAACAGTCTCAGTCAGAGATTCTGAATGGGGAGACGTAGCTGATTGGATGTGGAGTAACAGAGATTCCTTTAATGGATTATCTGTGCTACCTTACACAGACCATGTTTATAAAGATGCACCTTTTATGGAGTGTACCAAAGAAGAATACGAAGAAAAGCTTTCTCATATTGATGATGTTGATATGACATTATTAATTGAGGAAGAAGATAATACTGATCAAAGGGGTGAGATTGCTTGCGCTGGAGGATCATGTGAAATGTTGTAGGGAAAACCTACACATGTTGTAAGTTAAGTTAATAGAGAGGTGAAATTAAGTAGCCTCTCTTTTTTAAACCAAAGCCTATGAAATATTTAAAGAAATTAATTGTTAAACGTAGAATTGACAAACAAGCAGAAAGATATACTAGAGCTTTAGGGGATCATTTAATTTACAATTATAAAGAACGTAAGTCTGATTATGATTTTTCTAAACGATGTACTTATTTAAGACATATGATAGAATGTTGTGAAAGGGCTAGAAACAGAATTAATAAACTATGAATTGGTTAGAAGAATTACAAATTTGGCATCTATGTCTTATAGTATTTGTTACACAGTTTTTATTTATATTCCTTAGGACTATGAATGTTATTTATACTGCTGAACAAAACTTACTAGGTGCAAAAGCCACAAGTGTATTAGTACATTTATGTTGGTTATTATCAATAGCCATAGGGGTTAAATCTGTTATGTACTTAGATTGGGTAGTTATAGTATTCTCAATTGCAGGAGGGTTAATAGGTACTCATTATGGTATTAAAGTAAAACAAAAATTAAGTAAGAAATGATTATAGGTGTATCAGGTAAAATGAATGCAGGCAAAGATACTGTAGCCAAAATGATAATGGCACTTACTGGTGGAAGTAAAAGCACTTGGGTTAATAAAAAATATGCCTATAAACTTAAAGAACATGTTGCAAATCTTATAGGTTGCACCATTGAAGATCTTGAAGATCGTGAGTTTAAAGACAAGGAATTACCAAGTGAATGGTCTTTATGGGGAGTAGCTACATCAACTGGAGCTATCATAAGTAGATATTCTGACAAAGAAGTTGCTAGAACAGCTTTAATGAAGAGGATGAGGGCTAACCATAAAGAGAAGTTTAACACTGTCGTAAAAGAGCTTAAAATGACTCCTAGAGAGTTATTACAAAGTATTGGTCAGAAGACTAGAACTATTCACCCAGAGATTTGGGTAAACGCGTTATTTTCTACTTATACTGAACAAGATACTTGGATTATTACTGACGTAAGATACCCTAATGAATTAGCTAAGATTAAGGAATTAGGAGGTTTTACTATAAGAGTAAATAGAAGACAGGTAAAAGAAATTGTTAATGCTTTAGATGACATTAAGCAGGTTAAAATTGTTGGTGGAAACCATGAATCAGAAACTGCTTTAGATGCCGCTACTTTTGATTATACAATAAATAATGTAGAAGGTTTAGGTAAGTTATCAAAAGACGTAACAAAAATTTTAAAAGATAGAAATTTGTATTAATGAAGAGAGCAAATATTTATACTATTTCCCCAGGCAATAAAATTGCTAGGAGGAAATATATGCCTCATTATAATATTGAGAATATAGGATTTAATTTTAATCTTGCAAGCTCTTGTGATTATACTCCTTTAGGCAAACATAGATATCCTAATAGAATATTTGGAGTCTCTTTTGGAGATGCTGATAGAAATTCTATATCATTAGGATGGATGAGTAAACCTTCTATGAAAAAAGGTTACTCTGCAGGTTCAAAATACTATAGTTTGCATTTAGAAGTTCTTAATAATGGAGGGATAGAGGCTATACCTTTAATGAATAGATCTTATGGAAAAATATATCATTGTGATTTTATTTTTGATAAAAAGAATAATAAGATAATCATTAGAATGGTATCTCAAAGAGTAGTTAGAATTTTTATGGTGGATTTTATATTCCCTAAAAGAAAATTAGGTAGATTTTTATACCCTAAATTTCAAGATGGTAAATATCCAACTCATACTATGATGTTAAAATTAAACATATGAAAAAAACAACTTTCAAAGAAGCTCAAGAATATATTGATAAAGAAAAAGGTTTAATGTTTGAAAACCATGTTAAAGTTCTTTATGGGAATGTTAGAGCTAAAATTATGTATGTTTTAATTGTTAATGAATCAGCAGATACTTTATATTCTGAAGAAGAGAATATTTATGGCCCTAAGCAAATAGCAATTAGATCAGGGAAAAGAAGAACTATAAGTAGTATTTACAGGCTTATTAATCACTCCTCTAGAAGAAAAGCTTCTTTAAAAGAAGTTTATGCAGGAATTAATAAATTAATAGAAGAAGGTCTTATAACAACTTTTATTTGTCCAGACATTAAAAAGAGAGTTTATATGTCCTCTATTAATAGAGGTTCTCATAAAGTGTTAGATCATTATGTTGGAGATCCTCATAGATTAGATGAGTTTGGTTTTTATGTGCCTTCTATAATAGTTGAAAAACTTAGAGAAAAAAATCTATATAATTTTGGAAGGTATGAAGGTAATATGCACGCTGTACAATTAATTACACCTACAGAGCCTTATAAACCATCAGCTAAAATACTAGAAAGAAAAGCTAGTAGAACTTTATTAGGAAACTCTATGTATGCTCACGCTGGTTTTAGACGTTTTAGTAGAAGAATTTAAATTTAACTTATGAGTGGAATATTTGATACAATACTACCTGAAAAAAAATTAAAGAAAAAACCAACAGATGGCTTAGTATTTAAAGTTGGTAAAATGAAATTTGTACACAAACAGCATATTGTTATGCAGTATGGAGACTACTTTATTCCAGGATATATAGTTATAGATCCTGAAAAGAAAAATGTGTATTTAGCTAATAATTATACAGGTGCACAGTATGCTAATTGTCATTTTCCTGATTACACTTATCATGTAACTGGAGCCTTATGGTATTTAAAACTTAGTTATGGTACTTTGGAGCTGCCTAATAAAGGTAGTATGATTTTTAATCCTGATAAATTTACTCCTCCTAAAGGTTTTACAATAGAAGGTAGTGGTTTAGAAGCTGTTCAATACCGTAAAGGAGATAATTATTTTAAAATAAATACTAAAGGGTATCCTTATTGCTGTGGTAGTACTATGTTATATGGTTATTATTATTCTGGAAACTTCTCCAAAGAGGATATAGAATTACTAACAAAAACTATAACTGCAAGAACTACTAACACTAATGTTATTGTTAGAGGAGATAATACTGCTAAAGGTTTAGATTTTTTCAAAGCTGCAGGATTTAAAATAGTGGATACTTGGAAGAATAGAAATAGTGGTAATGAATTACATCTTATGTCTTATAATAAAGAATGAAATTAGTTTTATTTTTACTAGCTATTGCAGGTTATTATTATAATATTAAGGAAAATAAAAAGCTTTCATATGTCTTATGGGGCTTCTCAAATACAGGATGGGCAATCGTCAGTCTGTATGCTAATGAGTATCTATTAGGAAGTATGTTTATAGTGTATCTTATGATATGTTTATACTTCTTGTTAGGTAGAAAAACAAATGTAATAAAGAATATGAGTAATACAAATACAAGAAGAAGAGGGAGAACTCCGCGTATCTCCAGAACAAGGGCAATTGAAATGATTCAAAATGCTGGTGGAAGGTTTTTTACTGTTGGTTGGACAACTGGTAGTGGTGAACCAAGAATGATGAATGCTAACTCTGCTAAAGACGCACTTACACCTCATGGTTATTTGAGAGTGAAAGTTATGCGAGGTACGGGTTATAAATCAGTAGATAGTAGAACTATTAATCATTTGAAGATTAATGGTACTACATATAATGTACGATAAAAAAGCTACAAAAGTAGCCTAAGATTACTAACTTAGGGTGTTAAGGGGGAGGATGCTACTTCCCCCTTTATTTAAAACTTACAATTATGACTGGAAAAATACCTGAAATTATAGGAGAGTATAAAATAAAATGTACAGAGATGATGTTTTATATGTACCTACCTATAAAGCTTAGTGGGAATCTTGATATCATGACTCCTTCAAGACTACATACATTTAATAAGCTTATTAAAGCAGCTATATTAAGGGAGGATGTAAAGACTATTACACAGAAGTATATCTACTTAACTGTAAAACATTTATATGTACAGCCAGGATATTCTGGTCAAAGAGGTGGTTATCATATTGACGGTTTTAATACTGATGATATTAACTATATCTGGTATGACAGTTACCCAACTGTGTTCTGTACACAGGAGTTTAACCTAAGTGATGATCATGAAACTTCTATCAAACAGATGGAAGAACAAGCCAAGGAAGAGAATGAGATTACTTTTCCTGCTAATACTTTGCTAAGGCTTGATCAAACACAGGTACATAAAGCACCAGAAATTGATAAGGCAGGGATGAGAACCTTTGTTAAGATATCATTCTCTAAACATAAATATAACTTAGAAGGAAATGCATATAACCACTTATTAAAATATAATTGGAAAATGCACCCCAGAGGTGAGGTAAGAAATCATCCTACTAAGGCTAATAGTGATTTTGTATAATTATGGAAAAAGAATTTATACCTTATGAAGAAGCTAAGGCTTTAGAAGAGTTGGGTTTTAATAAAGTATTAAATCTTGGTGCTGATCAGGTTGCTTACTATGAAAAAAGACCTCAAGATACTAAAGTTAGAGAAATATTCTGTAATACTGGTTATAGGGTAATGTTCAATGAAAGTGAATATACTTTAAGACCACTATACCAGCAAGCATTTAGATGGTTTAGAGAGAAACATAAATTAGATTTAGTTGAAAGACCTTTTAAGGATTCTTTTGCTTTTCCTCAAATAACTTATGTTAAAGATGTAATAAGATTATCTGATGGTAGAATTTTTAAATCAGAAAGAGCTTCTTATGAAGAAGCGGAATTAGCTTGTTTAAGAAAACTAATTGAAATATGTCAGGAGAAATAGATTTATCAAAAGTCTCAGACAACCAAGAAGTTGTTGAGTTGATTAAGAAAAGAGAAGAAATTGAAAGTGAAATTAGGGAACTAGATCCTAATGCTCTTTATCATTATGAATTATTATCTTTAGGGATTGATCCTGATGAGGTTGAAGAATTATAAAGTATGAGAAAATTATTTATTTTACTTTTTACCAAGAAAACTATAGTTGAAGATTACGATCAAAGAACTATACAAACTGAACCTTGGAGAAGAAGACTTTTACCTGGAGAGTATATGGGTGGAGGATATCATTATATTGATTAAAACAAAAGGGGACTAATGTCCCCCTTGTTTTAGTTTTTTTTAGACGTTGCAAGCACTC